GACGATTACCTCTACTGAATTGATAGATGAGATGAAAACCATCGTGCGTGATGGCGGTTCTATTCTGGCATCTGGTAGGAATAAGGATGATCGTGTCATGGCGACTGCTTTGGCTTGTGCTGCGTATGCAGAACAGCTCCAGCCTCGCTTAATTGCACAGAAAATTACAAGGAATGTCAGCAGAACGCAGGAAGACAGTACGCCAGAACAGATTGTTGTAGGCAGAACAGTATCCGACTATTTAAAGCGTATAGGGGTGTACGGCTCAAATGGACAGTAATGACAATTACATCATTCCTAAAGAGGAATTAAAGCAAATCATGAAGCGATTTCGCGCAGATAAGAAGCGCGGCATCCCTATGCGCCTGTTTTACGAGTTATCCGGGGTAGATAAGGCAAGAATGGACGATATGTTCTTCTATGACCGAACTCACATGACGGAATTGGTGCAAAGACGGGTTTCCAAAGCGTATTTAGCGTGGAAAAACGGAGAAGTAGCCGTAATGATCCGGTTTGGACAGAAATGGCTGGAGTGGAGAAAGAAACCCAAGCCAGTAATTGTGCGTGGATATGGTTTGCAGGTGGAAAATGGTGGAATTAAGCTCAAATTAGGGCTTAAAAACAGGTTAGATTACTCAGATTACCGTTTAGATGAGCAAATTAAGGGGAGATAGATATGAGTGTTATGCACGATTATAAGTGTGATTTACATGGGTTTTTTGAGGCTTGGGAGCCAGTTTGCCCGGAGGGATGCACTGAAAACGTCCAAATGGTGTTCTTACAACCCGTTGGAACCAAGTCTGACACTACAAAACACAACGACAAGACACTAAACCAGCTTGCACTCGACTTCAACATGACAAATATCAAGTCTGCAAGAGAAGGTGACAGTCAAGCAGGGTATTATTCACGCAATAACAAGCCAAATCCAAAGGGAGTACCAGAACCTCCACGCGAACCACGCGCAGGAGATGCTGCAATATGGGGTGGAGCTGGTGGTAAACTAGAAATGGGCAACTTATTAAGAGGAAATATGTTCCCTTCCGTTGCTGGTGAGCAAGTTGGTATCATGCCAAGCCAAGTTGGGAACTTGACACCACCCCGTCCTGCGAGTTATATGCAAGACCAAGACAATTTATCATTGGATAAAAAATGAGAATCCCGTCAGAGCCTCTACAGAGAGAGCAGTTCTATCTTGATCTCATAGGAAAATGTTTAATCTCAAGGCAAGAGCGTAAATCTGATTACGCAGCACTGCGCTCGTACTTTCTTTTTGGTTCAGCTCCAGAAGACGCGCCAGCCATTTTTAATAAAATTTATCCGCACATAGATCAACTAAGCAGCTTTTTATATTCTGCTGAGACAACACGTTTTTCAATTGATTTAGGTGCTGCTGTACAAGCTGGCGAACAAAGAAAAATTAACTCAATGCAGCGGCTTCTTAATGATGATTGGCTGCGCTCAAATACTGACCAAGTTTGCTCGAACGCTTTGCTATGGTCACTGTGCTACAACACCTCATATACCAAACTCATTATTGGCCCCGGTGGAAGTTTGAATCCATACATGGTCGATCCGGGTGCGATTGGCGTATTACGTGAAGACACACCGTACACAGACAGACAAGAAGCCTTAGTCCATACGTACTACATTACAAAGTCTGACTTGTATTCCAGACTGTACGCTCACCCTAAACGTGACAGCATTTTGAAACGTGTATCTTCATCATTCCACGAACAGTCCAGTGATATTCCCGAAGGTATAGACCGCATCATCATGTCGCAGACTGATCCAAGCATGATGGGTAACGTCAATATGGATTTGTCTGGCATGAATCGTTATAAAGCCAGAGTTGCTGAAGACACCGTTGAGATGCACGAACTATGGGCGTTTAACGACGAGATTGGCGATTACCAATGCGTAACTATTGCTGATCCAGACGTTATTATTTATGACCGTCCGGGCGAAAAAATGTTCCTAAAAGGCGAGTTGCCTTTTGTGCAGTTTTGCCCTAATCCTCAGTACGATTATTATTGGGGTCAGAGTGAAGTACAACGATTGGTATTTTTGCAAGAGCTACGCAACAAACGTATGGGCGAGATTCTTGATTTGCTGTCGAAACAAGTATCGCCTCCTACCGCACTGATGGGTTTTAACGGTATCTTGGATGAAAAGAACTTTGCACTTAATCGCGCTGGCGGTCTGCTTGCTAGTGATATGCCAAGTGCAAAGGTCGAACGTCTTGCGCCAAACATTCCAAACGATCTCTTTGAAGTCATCAGAGAAGTGGACTCAATGTTTACCTAAAGTGCATTCAAAAATACCAGCCAATCATGCTAAAAGATGATGATGGTAATAATTTTATTCCTGAGCAATTTACTGATGACTATATTGTAAAAGTTGATGCTCATAGCAATAGCCCAATCTTTACTGAAGACTTGAGAAGCTTAGCGTTCAGTCTGCATCAGGCTGGTGCTATTGACCAAGAAGGTCTGCTAGACTTGCTAGAACCACCAATGAAGCAATTGCTGAAAGAAAAACTAGCAAAAAATAAAGAAAAACAAGAACAAATGGCTATGATGCAACAACAGCAACAGCAGCAGCAACAACAGCCGAAACCTAGTTCACCGCCAAATTTACAGGAGGTAGCATGAACCCAACTGGCGTAGATACCACATCAAAAGCGGATCAGCCTAGAGTTACTTCCGGTCAATTAAAGCAGGAAGAGCGAGGCCCAAACTTGGAATATCGCGTTCAGCGTTTAGGCACATATCAGGAGCGAAGCCCAAATAGAGGCTCCTATGGACGCATGAAAAGATAATAAAACTTGACAAAGCTTTCTAATTTGTTTATTTCTATTGTCAAATTTCATACGGAGTTATTATGGCTGTCTCATCTGAAGAAATTATGCGCCTCATGGGGGAGCAAAAAGCATCAAAACCTGCTCCTGAAGCTCCAGAAATGGAAGAAGGCGAAGCAGAAGAAGTCGAAACCGAAGAATCCTCATCCCCAATGGCAGCACCTATGTCCACTCCAGAACAGAAAATGGGTTCTAAAGAGGGAGCGATGGTTAATCTTGGGCTGGCAATGGATTTAATTAAACGCGCACTACCAGCTATCGGCGTTGATTCAGCAGAAGGCAAAAAAGTTATTTCAGCAATTAAAGTATTATCCGAACTAACAGGCAAAAGCTCTGATGGTATGGAAGAACTTAAAAAATCTGAAATTTTGCAAATGTTGCAAACCTTGCCGCAAGCAGGGGGAGCCACACCTGAAGGCAAAGCAATGGCTGCTGCGCCAGCAGTTCCCGGAATGATGTAATTTTAAGGAGAAATCATGCCTACAATCCAAGAAAGATTTAATTCAAAAATTGAGTTAATACCTTTTATGGATTGTCATGTTTGGAATGCTGCAACAAATAAATTTGGGTACGGAAAATTTGCAACGGGTAATGGAGATTGGATTTTTGCTCATCGTTTTTCGTATGAAGTAAACAAAGGCGAAATACCACTTAATAAATTTGTTTTGCATAAGTGTGATAATCCGTTTTGTGTAAATCCAGATCATTTATATCTTGGCGACTATAAACAAAACGCAAAAGATAGAGAGTCTAGAAAACGCGGAAATCACAGCTTTGGTGAAAATCACGGAAGAAATAAATTAAAATCTGAGCAAGTTATCAGTATTCGTAATGAATACAAGACTGGTAAATTTTCTTTTAGACAGCTTGGGAAAATTTATAGTGTTGACGGCAAAACCGTATCTGACATTGTTCGTAACAAGCTGTGGCAACGCCTACAATAGGTAAAGGAGAATATTTTGGATCTTTTTAAACCCCGTGGTGCTGCTGCACCTCGAAACCCAACTGACAACACACAGCAGAATGGTCAAATTATCAATGTGCCTCGTTTTTCGCAAATGGGTGGATTGAAAAATGCCGCTGCAACAGGAACTAAAAATCGCATGACGGTTGAAAAGCCCGGCGGTAAGCGCGTTATCTAATGCGCTTTTTTATTGTTTACTTGAGGGGATAACAAATGTCACTTGAAGATTTAAGCTATGAAGCCCGTGATGAACTGGCTCTTTTGGCTCGTCAGCTTGCTGAGAATCCAAAAACCCGCAAAGCTTTCTTGCGTCTAACGAAAGAAGCCAAACCGGATATGCCGATTCCTGAACTCGAAATTGAAGATTCAACCAATTACGCTGTTCAGAAAGCAAATGATCGAGTTGCTCACCTTGAAGCAAGACTCCAGCAAAAAGATGCAATGGATGAATTGAACAAGCGTCGTAGCAGATTAAAAGAAATGGGCTTGGTTGAAAATGACGAACAGGTTGAACAAGTGGAGAAAGTAATGCTAGAAAAAGGTATTACTAACCATGAAGTTGCTGCTGATTACTGGAAGTACATGAATCAATCCGCTGCACCTACACCAACTGGATATAATCCTTCTGCGATTGGCAAGTTTGACTTGTCAGCGTATTGGAAGAATCCCGTTCAAGGTGCGCGAAATGAGGCAGCAAGAGCACTATCTGATTTACGGCGCAATCCTAAACCATTAGGGTTGTAATTAAAGTAGGGGATGTTTTTAGATCGGAGATAGATTATGCCTATTGGTGGCGGCATTCTTCCGGCTTCGGGTTCCACTCAATTCACAGAGTTGACCTACGTTACCCGTAGGGCATTTATCCCGAAGCTGGTAGTACAACTTTATAATTCAACACCGCTTATGGCGGCACTGATTGCTAACAGTCAGTCTGCTTCTGGT